ATCAGCACATGGCTTGGTATGAAAAGAAGTTCAAGGAACTTCGAGAGGACCAAAAGTTAATGAACCAGGAGTATCCTAGTCAGCCCGAAGATGCTTTCCAGGCAACTGGTGGAGCACTATTCCGTGTAGAAGAGACATTTTCACCTTCGTGGAAGACAGAACGAGTGGAAGGGTATTATGTTAACTGGTTGGTTACGCATCCTCTCCCAAGCATGGACTACGTAATTGGTTGTGATCCCTCTGGTGGCACAGGGAATGACGACACAGCAATCCAAGTTTTTTGCTGTCAGACAGGGGAGCAAGTCCTTGAACTCTTTAACCCTCACATAAACCCTATAGAGTGTGGTCGCCTCCTTGTCAAGGTTGGCGAAAAGTATAACAAGGCCTATATCATTGTTGAGGGTAATAACCATGGTGCAGCAGTAGTTCCTTGGTTAAAAGAAAATTATGACAGGCAAAGAATTTATAAAAGTAAGATGGCCACTGCTTCTAGTCCTCCTAAGTATGGTTGGTGGAATAGTAGTATTTCTAAACATACCTTGGTTGGGCTTATATTGAATGAAATTCCTCAGACTATATTTTATGGAAAGCAGACAGTAGATGAGTTGAATAGTTTTGAAGAGACTCCGGAAGGTCGTCTTGAAGGAAAATCCGATAACTGTGTAATTGCCTCGGGACTTGCTATGATTGGGTTGAAGAAGTTCTTTTACCTTCGTGGTCAGCATATTCCAAAACCTATTGTGGTTAAGGAGTCTAAGAACTATATGAGTTACACTTTTGAAGAGGTTTATGACCAAATTTCAAAGAGGAGTAGAGGTCGGGGATTTTATGGACCTCAAGTAGGTTGGGGGTATCCAAAATGATTGAGACGATTTTTGGGGGATTAGTAGGTGGTGCTTTCAGATTAGCCCCTGAAGTCCTTAAATGGCTAGATAGAAAGGGTGAGAGAAAGCATGAACTTGCCATGCAAGACAAACAACTTGAATTCCAAAGGCTTACTGGTGCCCAAAAAATTGAAGAGGCACAGATACAGTACGATACTACTGCTCTGGATACTTTAAAAGAAGCAATAAAAGGGCAGGAGGCACCATCTGGTATTAAGTGGGTTGACGCATTTTCCAAGTTAATGCGACCTTTAATTACGTTCCAGTGGGTCATAGTGCTTTATCCTCTCGTAATCCTGTCAGGTTTCCTGTTAGCTGTTGAGGCAGGAGTTCCACCTTTGGAAGCCTTACAAGGAGTGTTTGGAGAGCCTGAGAAGGCACTGGTTGGGGCAATTACAAATTTCTGGTTCTTGGACCGTATTTTGGCAAGGGCCCGAAGTTAAAAGGTTAAAAAGTGAATAGAGTAGCAATTACTTTGGCTAAACACTTTGAAGGGTTTAGAAGTAAACCCTATCTTTGTAGTGCAGGTGTTGCTACTATTGGTTATGGGACAACACATTATCCTACTGGTGAGAAGGTGACACTAAAAGATTTGCCAATAGATAAGGGTATAGCTGAAAGTCTTCTTGAACGGGAGATGTCCAGGTGTGTTAATGCTGCAGCAAGGCATTGTCCTGTGCTTTTGACTGAAGATGAGAAATTAGGAGCAATTGCTGACTTTTGTTATAATCTTGGTTCAGGACGCTTGAAGGCATCTACCTTACGAAGACGTATTAACCAGAGGGATTGGCATGAAGTCATCTATGAGTTAAAAAAATGGGTGAGGGGTGGAGGTAGGGTCCTACCAGGATTAGTTAGAAGAAGGAATATGGAGGCGAAATTCTTTGAATAATGGCGAGTATCTTAATTCTTAGTAAAAATGGTGATGGAGTTCCAATAGCACTTCGACTGGCCCAAGAGGGGCATATTTGTAAAGTGTGGATTAAAGAACCAGAAGCAAAGAATAGCCTTGAGGGGTACAAAAATCCTTCAAAAGTGTCAAGTCCAGGGAAAATGCTAGACCAGTATGATTTGGTCCTGTCGGATATGGCCGGATTGGGGGAACTCTGTGAGGAGTTAAAGGAGAGAGGCAAATTAGTTTCTGGAGGAGGCACCTTTAATGACAAACTAGAGCTGGACCGGGAGTATGGACTGAAAGTGTGTAAGTCCCTACTAAAAGTTAAAGTACCAGAATCGGGAAGTTTTGATACAGTTGAGGAGTGCTTGAAGTATCTTGAAGGTCAGGCAGATGCCCAAGTAGTTAAACCTTTAGGTAATAAGCCTACCTATTTGACCTTGGTTTCGACAGATTCTGAAAATAGGACTTTGAAAAGTTTCTTTAAAGAAAGAGGTAAGGAGTTGGTTCCTTGTATTATTCAACACCAAGTTGAAGGAGTAGAAATCTCAACAGAAGGTTGGTTCAATGGTGAGAAGTGGGTTTTACCTTTCAACCATACCTTTGAGAAGAAGAGGTTTATGGAAGGAGATAATGGGCCTAATACAGGATGTATGGGGAATATTGTCTGGGCTGTGGAAAGTGATAAGTTAGTAGAACAGGTCTTAGTTCCTTTAGCACCTCTGTTAGCAAAGGTAAGATATGTTGGTCCTCTAGATGTGAATTGTATAGTAGATGAGAAGGAGTCTTACTTTTTAGAGTTTACTCCTCGGATTGGCTACGACGCAGTTCAGGCATTAGTAGAACTTATCAAAATTCCATTATTTGACTTTTTATATGGAGTGGTAACAAAACAACTTAACAAAGTAGGGATGCATGAAGGTTTTGGAGGAGCAGTCCGTTTATCAATTCATCCTTATCCGAGTAGTAACAGTGCAGAAGAGTTAAAGGGGTTACAGTTCTTACAAATACCCCCGGAGGCAAGGAGGCATGTTTGGTTATCAGATACGATGAAGAATGAAGAAGAAGAGGAAGTCTGCGCTGGAGTTGATGGTGTCCTTGGTTGTGTCTCAGCAAGAGGAGACACAGTGCGAGAGTGCAGACGAAGAATGTATAGAACTATTCAAAATATAGTGATACATAAAGACGTTCAGTATAGAAATGATATTGGAGAGGGAGTTGAAGAAAATATAGTAAAACTTAGAGAATGGGGCTGGTTATAAAGTAGGTTTTCTCCTCCTTCCTACTTTCTCTCTCTCCCAGCCCCTACTAAGTGGATGTTTAACTTTTTATATGGATTAGGACAATTTACTGGATGGAAGAGCAAGAAAAGCAAGGTTGGGTTGAAAGTCTTTTAGGTGTTATTGGACCACAAGAGGCAGAGGCATTTCCTTGGGGAAAGATAGGTAAGAAGTTCATTAAAAGGGGTGCTAAAGAGGTGGTGACAAAAGGAGTTTCTAGTGCAGAGAAGGGCCTTATGGGTAAAACAGTTTTTGGTAAAACTGTGAAAGGTGTAGTCAAAGGGAGAGGTGACTTGAGGTATATAAGGTTTACAGATGGAACTGAAAGAGTAGTTTCAAGGAATGTATTAACTGAGTTAATGCAGGAAGTTGGTGCAACTAAGTATTTGGAGAGGTTTGCAGAAAAGGAAGGACCAAGTAAGTTGGAACAGGCAGCAAAGAGTCTACGGTTTCATAAGGCACGCCAGTCTATTTTTGCTACGAAGAAGTTACAAGGAGAGTGGTTAAAGACAAGGCAAGCACATGCCAAGGCAATGGGTCAAGAACCTACCCCTTATGTTTGGGTTGAGTCAGAAAGAGTATTTATGCCTAAGGGATACGCAGAGGTCTTGGACTCTGCAGGTGTAGTCAAGATAAGAAAGAAGAGATAGATGGCAAGAAAGAAAATTAATAGTTTTGCTCAGGAGTGGAAGGACCGGATTAAGGCTGGGTTAGATTACCGTAAGAAGTATTCTTCATTCCAACAGTGGGAAGAATATCGTAAGATGTACAGGGGTCAGTGGGATTCAAAAATACTTCCAGTGAATAGAGTTTTCAGTTATGGAAGGACTATGGTTCCACGGGTTTATTTTCGAGCACCTCGGGTTTGTATTACTGCTACAAGGCCAGACTTAGTTTGGCATGCAAAGGTTGTTGAGGCAATAGACAACCAGTTAATTAGAGAGACAGGACTTAAACACACCTTGAAGGAAGCCTGTCTGGATGCTTATTTAACAGGGATAGGACCTATCAAGTTGGGGTATGACTCAGAGTTTGGTTACCTTCCAGAGCAAGCAATCTCAGAAGATGGTCAGACTGTGACCCAAGTTGGAAGAAAGGAAGGGGAAAGAATAGAGTATAACCCCTTTATAAAGCCAGGGTTTCCCTGGGCCCTGCGGGTAATGCCTGAAGATGTTGTAGTACCTTGGGGTTCTGCTAACTCTACTAATCTGCCTTGGATTGCCCACTACGTCTTGAGACCTTTTGAGGATGTGAAGCAGGACCAAAAGTATAGAAATACAGAGGAGTTGAAGGGAACAAGGACTCCTGATAGAGGGGGAGAAGGAAGGGTAGAATTTAGGCCAAGGGAGCAAAGGGATAAGGATGTGGTTTACGCTGAGTTGTGGGAAGTGCGTGATTTTAAGACAAAGCAAATTTTAGTGTTTTGTGAGGACCAACTACTTTTGGCAGAAGCCGATATTTTACAGGTTGAGGGATTACCTTGGGAGTTTGTTGAGTTTAATCCAGATCCAGAATACTTTTGGCCTATTTCAGATGTTTCTATCTTAGAGCCTCAACAAAAGGAATTAAACGAAGTTAGAACACAAAGTTCAAGGCATAGGGCAATTTCTTTGTTAAAGTTTTTGTATAAAAAAGGGTCAATTGAACCAGAAGAACTTGAGAAGTTCTTTTCGGGGGAGGTTGGGCCTGGAGTAGCAGTTGGTGGAGAGGAGTCTGTGATGAGTGCCATAACTGCTCTGCAGCCTCATATTCCAACTGAACTTTGGAGAGAAGCAGAGATTATTCTTCGGGATATGAGAGAGGCTTTGGGATTTGGTGCAAACCAATTAGGTGAGTTTAGAGGAGGTACTCCACCCACTGCAACTGAGTCAGGAATTGTTGAACAAGCTTTCGATGTGAGGGTTGATGAAAGAAAAGATATAGTGGCAGATGTTCTGGTAAATATCATAAGAAAGTGGAACCAGTTCATATTTCGGTTTTGGACTGAGGATAAGGTAGTCCAGATTGTAAGTCCCCAAGGAACTCCTTTTTGGATAAAATATACAGGAGACCAGTTGAAAGGTGAGTACTTCTTATCTATAGACCCTGAGTCGGGAATGCCTCTGAACCGAGTGGTAAAATACCAGATGGCAAAAGACTTATTTAACCTTTTAGGAGGTGACCAACTTATAGACCAGGTCCTGCTTCGGAAGTTATTGTTGCAGCACTATGAGTCAATCGAACCCTTAGCTTCTCAGTTAATAATGAGTGGACCTGAGATTAACCCACAACTAGTCTCTCAAATTAGACAACCCTCACCTATGGGTCTTGTAGGGGCAGGAGGTTCAAGGACAAGACCTTTAGAGTTAGAAGAAGCAGGAAGGAAGTTAGGGTGATG